GACGAACACCGACAACGCGACCAAGAATGTCTAACCTGTCGCCGGTTGCAAAATCAACATCGAACGCCTCGGTAAAGCTGTCTAACCACTCAAATATGCGCTTATAAGATTCCGCATTAGCTTCAACTTCGGCGCGCGCTTTAGGCTGCTCCCAATATTGTTTTATTAATAGGTCGCGGTATTCGCTTTCAAAGCTCATCAGATAACCTCTGTCACTGCAATATCAGCAACATCCACGGTGAATTTCTCATCCGCCGCTGTCTCTACCGACGTGGCTACGTATGTGATACCGTCAAGACTCACCTCTAGATCTGTAGCAACAAAAGTGCTTCCCGTGCTATAGACGGTACTGTATAAATCTGAAGCTAATGCGTTCTCATTAATAGCCCATTCTCTAGCGACTAGAGCGTTCTCTATAGCGGCGGCATCGACTGGTATAGCTGGATCTTTTCTTGTCGCTGTTACGTTAATATAAAGAGGTATTTCTGTAGGCCTGTCGAACAACATTGTGTTTGTTATAATGTATGGATCGCCGTTAGGCTTATACAAAGTTTCTACATAATCGCCTGTTACCGCTCCTTTTAGGCCGGTGCCGCCGGTCTTGTTTTTTGCGATAGCTTCGACAATTTCGTCAACAGCGCCGCCTTCAACTATCACCCACATTGTATGTGGGTCAATATCTAAAATTGCATCATAAACGTCTGTGTCATTCTCGTATGCCGCAAGGTCGGTAACGCCAGCAACCTGTGTTACAGCGGTAAATATACCTCCTATTGTGCTTGTAGATGGGTTTTCTAATGATCGGTTGCGTCGAATGCGCAACTCTTCTGCTGTCTCTTCATCAACACCGGGCGTTGCCGCCAGTGGGTTAGTTACAGTTAATACGCCGGTTACGAACGTTACAGGTTCCGTCACAGTGGATGCGTCGGCCGCCAATGCGCCAAACTCTTCCGCAAACAGTGTTACAGTTGTTGTTCCAAGAGGCACATCAACACTAGTGAGCGTAGTCCATGCTTGTCCAAGTGTGTCTTCGACAGCATAATCCGCTGGCAATGTAACCGGCCTGTCTGTAGTTACGCTAACGTCTACTTGCGACCTAGTTCCAGGGCGGCGTGATATTCCTGACAACTTAATTAATCTGTTTTGAGCTGTGCCAAAAGAAAAGTCAGGGTCAAGTTGTTGATACAGGGTTAATCCAAACGTCTGTAGATCAAGCCTAGATTGAGCCTCAATCGCTACGCGCTGTCCGTCTGGGCTGTCAGCATCTAGGTTAATATCGTCACCATAGATCAGCCGATAGCTAGCTGCAAGCTCATCATATATTTCTTGATATGTCTGTACGGATATGCCGTCAACTGTAAATTCTGGCTTCATTATATAGTTACTTCGCCGTTAAAAACTTGATTGAAAACATCGGTAAATTTTAACTCTATTGTAACACCTCGGTTAGAATCGCGCGAAATGATAGATAAAGCGTCGATAGATACAACACCCTGAGTTTGTAGAGTAACACGCTCAACCTCCCTTAATATTCGGTTTTCGTTGTTTCTAGACCCGAGTAGTGTTACCCAGTCTATACCGTCTTCAACATCTAAAAACCAGTCGTTTTTAAATGACCTGAGTCGGGTCACCACGTTTTGCCTAATTTCCTTGCTACTGGACACATAGTCAGCCTTTCCTTTTCCAAATGTCCAGTCTCCGCCACTTGTTATTGCTCTAGTTGCCATTATACTATGCTCGTTATGATGCCGTTAAGCACCGTTACTGTTTTGGCGTCTGCCGTAGTAAACGTACCTGATGCGCCAGCGTTACCCTGTACAGTGAACGAATCCGCGCCAATATCTGCTGTTGATTCAATTGGCACAGTGGTTATTACAGACCCTCCTCCAGGGCCCGAAAAGCTAGCCGCTGATAGGTTGCCGCTATATGCTCCACTACCTGTTATTGTGTCGTTTCCCGTCTGCGTGCGCGTACCTGTGCGCGTCATGTTGCCTGTTTGCCCGTGGTCACCAGTGTGATCTATATCACCGGTTATCGTGTAGTCGCCAGTTTGTGTGCGGTTGCCTTGATGGGTATAATTGCCGTCTTGGTTGGTGTCGCCTGTTTGCTGAATAACGCTTGGTATTGTAATTGCCCCTGCTCGTGGGTTTACACCCACTATTGCTATGCCATCGCTGTAGTCGTGCATACGTAGCTCTGCGGGCGCGCGGAAGTCTTCCCCTTCGTACCATCGGTCAAAGCATCTTTCTGTCAATATTAATAAACAGTAATCACCAACGGCTATAGGGTGCGCTGTATAACTAGACCCCCCCTGCATAAACAAAGGCGGAACCTTAGTAAATGTGGTTAGCTCTATGCTACGCCCGTTTACCACTCGGTTTATAACAGGCTTGACATCGATAGTTGTTTCATTAACAGCTACCACTTTAGCTAAGGATGACGTGTGCGTATTCGCTAGCGCGTTAAAATTAGCAATGTCGATAGTGTCTATTAATTGCTTTTTTTCGTTCATATCACTACCGCGTTTTTTATTAGCATACCGGTACAAACCTGATTCCATGCGTCGCCAAAATTATCCCCCGCGTAGCTCATTGTTCGCACTTTGTAGATTCCATTGAGATACGGCGCTGTAGTGCTAACAAGGTTGACCCTCCCCCCTAATTTAATGGCAGGGTTTATTTTAGTTTCAAATGTTACTTTGCTAAACTCTCTAGCTGGAGTACTTACCAAGCCGGTAGCCGCAGAAACAACCGGTATAAAATTACTCACAACCTCATTATCTTTTATGATAAAAAGTTGCTCGTTGTCGATATACCATGTTTCATCCTCGCCTATGGTTTCTTCAATTAGCTTTAGAGAGTTACCAACTAAAACCTTTGGCCTACTTAATACTGGCCTAGTGTTTATTTTACCGATTGTAGTGTTAGGCATATCAGCAAGACAAGCATCCACCGCGCGCTCGCCGCCTTCTACCGTCCTATTGGTAAAACTAAATAGGCCATCTGCGCCACCGTCTAAGCCTGATATTGTCGTTATAATATCGGGGCCGCGTCGCTCGTTTGATCCGGTTAGAATAGTTCCTTTGTATATTGTTTCAAATCTTCCATCGTACCCAACGGACAAATTAACGGGTATTGTTTTTTGCTCTTCTGAGTCTTTAACCAATGCAAGTCTATTTCTTTCGGATAGATTGTAGATAGTCATTTGAACCTTGTTCAGCTGACCTTCATCTGACTTATCAACCTGAAAATTTATACGAATTGGCGGGCGCACAATTATCTCGCCCCCGCGCGCCTGTATAGTCAGAATATAATCCCGCTTGTTTCGCTTAATTTCCCGCAATTGGCACCTCCGCTCCATTTCTAATGCGCACCATGTCGGAAGCCTCAAGCATGTACAGCGCGCATCGATTACTAGAAAAATCATCCCGCTTGAATGGGTCGATGCCAGAGCCTGAATTATCAGTGACGATAAAATCAAACGGCTGGTTTTGACTTAGTATATGGAGCACACCTACCGATAATTTTAAACCATAAACAGATTTATTGTTGTAAGTCGCGTCAAATGTCCATAGCTCAGTCTTTGGCCAAAAACGTAAGGTTAAGGTTATCTCTGAACGATTAAAAATAACAATGTGCTGCTGTATAGGTTCGTCTGTTAGGTTTTGTATTTTAATCATTGGAGAATAAACCGCTTATAGGGCCAATAATGTTTTCACTTAGAAATGACTCTACCTGTTCGCCACTTTGCGGCCCTTTGTCGGCCTGATCTGACTGCTGCCCGTTATTACCTGTAGCCGGATTTTTGGCCGCTTTAATTTCAGAAAATGCTGTTTCCGCAAATCTAAACTGCTGCGCCTCGATCCTAAAATTAAGACTGTCTGTTGTGTTGTCCCTATCGTAATCAAGCGAGGTTATAGCCATGTTTCTGTATGCTCTGAGCGGTGCGCTAATCTCTATCAAGCTATCGCTATTCATTACCCCTTCCATAGCGTCAATAAACTTTTCGATGTTCGACTTTCCTTCACTCCCTAAAAAACCAACTCTTGACGCAAAACGCTGCCCTGAATTAATAATACTATCAGCTGCACCTATTGCTGTAAAAACGTCGGCACCCAAAGCGGTAAGACTAGAAAGCTCCGTATTGGTTCTAGGCTGTGCGTACTGGGTTATAATTCCAACCGTTGCGGATGCGTCCGCGATTGCTTCGAATGCAACCGACGGTAATACAAAAGAATTACTAACCACGCCTTCAATGGATAGATTGAGGGGATTAATTATAATATGGTCGTTAAGGTGTGATCCATCTTCGAGATAAGTTGTTGGCACGTCACGCGTCCTTATAACCCGCTCGCTAACGGTTGACATTGTAGAAAACCCGCCTATACCAACCTCATCAGCGCTAGAGTTATCCCTAAATTGGCCGTTTAAATAATCTCTAATAACTGCCATTACATCCCGCCCCGCTTGCTTTGATATTGCGCGTCTGTCATTTGTTCTTGTATCATTTCGGCTGATCTATCACCAGCTTTTACAGGGTCGTTTGTTTTTATTTCCATTTTAATATTCTGCGTAACGCTGCTATTACTAACATTGCTTTGGCTATTAGTGCCGCCCGGTGTCATAGAGCTGTCGAATGCTGTACCCACATCAATGTCAATGCCGGGGATTTTGTTTAGTAGTTCGAATGCTTTTTTTATTGGCCACAACAAAGCATCAAGCAAAGCGCTTTTTAAATACTCCACTGGATTATCAAACAGCTCAAAAAGATTTTTACCTATTAACTTGCCAACATCATCAAAAAATTTATTTAGGTCATCCCATGCCGTTGTCAGAACGCTAACAATATCAACCCCGAAAAATTCTTGAAAGAAGTCTGCTATGACAGATTTTCCGCCTTGAAATGCTACGATTAAATCATCGATGGCCAATACTATTAATGATAACAGCGCAAAGATGCCTATTGATTTAAGACTTTTTAATGCAGTTGCCCACCCTATTGACGCAATTTTAAGCGCAACAAATAACCCTGCGCCAGCGGCAAGCACCGGCCATACGCGACCAAGCATAGCGAGAAAATCACCAAGCACACCCACGGCTGCCTTAATTCCATCGACAATCCAATCTTTGTTTTTAATCAAAAGCTCCGTAAAGCTTTCCGCCATTCTTTTAAACTCAGGAGCTAAGCCAACAGCTACTAATCTGCGAACTCCATCCATCGCGAAGCGCATAGTAGTTAGCGTGTCGTTATACTCCATAGCATCGTTCGTTTGCTCTTTTGTGAGTATGCCTAGGTCTCTCGCTCGCATAGCAAGCTCGCTCATTTCCTTTCCAGTTCGTGAAAGCATATTAAGTAAAGTCGTATCAATACCTAGAGCATCAGCGAAATACTGCTGCTCATTCATCGATAAACCTAGGCGCTTAAAGCTATTTCCAACCTCTGATAAAATTCTATCCGTTGATTTTATTCTACCGTTTGAGTCTCTAACGCTAATACCTAGCCGCGAAAAATCCTCACTTCCCTTTTGTCCGGCTTCGCCTATCTTCTTTGATAGATTTACGAGCGAAGAACCGAGCGCTTCTGTCGATGAGTTGCTTACATTAGCTATGTATTGCAACTCTTGTATGCGCTCAATGGCCACACCTGTTTGAGACGATAGGTTTATTAATGGTTGCTCTGCAGCCAACACGCTAGTTGTCCACTTAGCTATTGCGGCACCCGTTGCGGCGGCGGCAACGGCCATACCCGCAAGCATAGCAACGCCTTTACCAAGGCCGACGTTATACTTTTCAAGTGGTTGTGTTGACCCCTGGAAACCGAATTTAGTTATAAGTTCTGTAACTACTGCCATTGTTTGCTCGTATAAAAAAGCCCGA